TGTACATGGTTATACTTCTGGAGGAATTAGTGGACCATCCTCTACCAATACTATTGATAAATTCACATTCGCTAATGCAGGAAATGCATCCGATGTTGGTGATTTGAGTGAAATTGTGTATACTGGTGGAGGAAGTTCTTCCAAACAGTTCGGAACTGGTTTTGGTGCTGGAAGCGCACTTCCAGCATCAAGTAATATTATACAAAAAATTCCTTTTGCTGTTGATAATTTAGCCTTTGATATTGGGGATTTAAGTGTATCTAGAGGGTTTGCTTCTGGCCAATCATCATCAACTCACGCCTATAATTCTGGCGGCGAACCTTCAAATGGAGCAACTGCAGTTAATGTTATCGATAAATTCCCAATGGCTGCTACAAGTTATGCACTAGCGTCTGATGTTGGCGATCTTGCAAGTGTGGCCACACGACACACTGGGCAATCTTCTACTACACATGGATATTCTAGTGGTGGTGCTACTTGGCCACCTGGAACTTCGGGCAGCGCAATTCAAAAATTCCCATTTGCATCAGATGCAAATGCTACTAGCATAGGAAATTTAACTGCAGCTAGATGGAGTGGTTCTGGTTCTTCCTCCACAGTAGAAGGATATACTAACGGTGGCGCTGGTCCTAGTTTTACAAATGTCACTACTATAGATAAATTTCCATTCTCGACTGATTTTAATGCAGTTAGCGTTGGCGCTCTTTCTGTTGCTAGGGGGTTTGGTTCTGGCGGATTTCAAATTTAGATCGAATAACTAAATATAGAATAAAAACTGAGGTCTCAAATGGCATCTCCATCAACTCGCGAACAACTTAAAGATTACGCTCTTCGTAAACTTGGATTTCCAGTTATCGACATTAATGTCGACGACGATCAATTAGAAGATCGCATCGACGATGCTTTACAAAGGTATCGTGACTATCACTACGATGGAACAGAAGAAATATATCTTGCGACTCAGTTAACTGCAAATAATCTTGCTAACGGCTACGTCGACGTCTCCGATAATATCGTCGGAATCACTCGAATTATGCCTATCACTGGCGATAGCGTCAGTTCTCAAAATGGTCAAGGATTTAACATCTTTGATATCAATTATCAGCTTCGCCTCAATGACTTCTACAGTTTAACTGCATCGAGTTACACTTACTATTACATCGCTCGCACGCATCTTGCGATGCTTGATATGATCGTGACTGGAGAAGTTCCATTTAGATATAACAAAACTGTGAATCGCGTGACAATCTACATGGACTGGAATGCAAGATTATCTCAGAATGATTATATTGTGATGCAAGCACAAAGAATTATCGATCCGACAGTTTATACAAAAATTTATAATGATTCTTGGGTAAAAGAATATACAGCTGCACTCTTCAAGAAACAATGGGGTGCAAATTTAAGTAAGTATGCAAACTATGCACTTCCTGGTGGTTTGGTCGTCAATGGAGAAGCAATTCTCAGAGATGCAACACAAGAAGTTGAATTGCTCGAGCAGAAACTTCGAGACATTTATGAATATCCACCAATGATGATTGTGGGATAAAAATGGGCACATCAGTATACTTTAACAATCAAGATGCAACTCGTGAGCAGTTCCTCATTGAGGACATGATCATTGAGTCAATCAAGAATCATGGAATTGATGTTTATTATATCCCAAGAGAATCTCAATCTGAACTTGATGATTTATTTGGCGATGATCCAGTCAAATCATTTTCAACAGCCTACTCATTAGAGATGTATCTCGAGTCATTTCAAGACTTCGAAGGCAATCAAGAATTTTTCTCTAAGTTTGGTTTGCAAATTCAAAAAGAAGCTCGAGTTGCTGTGGCTCGTAGAACATTTGAAAGAAATGTTCCAACCGCAGTTCGCAATGTCCCAAAAGAAGGTGATTTGATTTATCTTCGTGTTCAAAAGAAGTTACTTGAAATCAGATTTGTTGAAGAAGAAAAAAACTTCTTCCAAGCAGGTAAACAAGCACCGTATATGTACGGACTAAATCTCGAAGTCTTTAGATATAATGGCGAACGACTTACAACTGGAATTGAAGAAATTGACAACGTTGCAGACAGTCGCGCCTTCGGTATTGAGTATACAATGCAGGCAGGTGGATTTGGAACTTATCTTGAGCACGAGATTGTTTATCAAGGACTCACTCTTGAAACAGCAACTGCGAAAGCGTATGTTTCAAGTTGGGATCGTCCAACTGGAAAGTTAACTCTTAGAAATATCAAAGGATCATTTGCTGCAAACTCAATCGTAAGAAGCACTGCATCAGGTGCAGCTTGGTTTCTTTCAAGCGGAAATCCACAAGAGAACAAACCAGATCTGTTTGATAACAACGTTCTCATTGAAACAGAAGCAGATAACATTCTTGATTGGACTGAAACAAATCCATTCGGAACTACAGACGAGAATTTCTGATGTTATCAAATCAACATTTTTATCACAGAATTACTCGAAAGATGGTCGTCGCATTCGGCACCATGTTCAATAATTTAAGATTACATCGTTATAATTTAGCAGGTACAACTGAAATTGAAAGAATTACAGTGCCGTTAAATTATGTCACTAAAGAAAAGTTTTATCAACGTATTACACAAGATCCAAAACTTGAAAAAGAAGTTCAAATTACGTTGCCTAGAATGTCATTCGAATTGAGTTCTATTGCATATGATCCGTCTCGTAAGATTTCTCCATACATTAGACAATTTGGTGCATTAGATAGCACGTCGCTTAAAACTGTTACGATGGCACCATACAATTTTAACTTTCAATTGTACATCTATGTTCGCAATACAGAAGATGGAACGCAATTGATTGAACAAATTCTACCATATTTTAATCCTGATTACACAATGACATTAAATTTGGTAGACATTGGCAATCCAGTAGACGTTCCACTAATACTTCAAAGTGTTGATTACAATGCTAGTGGCTCTGATGGTCCACCACAAGAGTTAAGAATATTACAATGGAATCTTGGATTTCAAATGCGCGGATATTTGTATGGACCAGAAAGTAACGTGAAAGTTATTCGCCAATCAACAGCAAATACATTCCAATTTAATACAAGCAATACAGGTCCACAAGCATTCTTAATGTCAAGTGGAACTGGAGATTATCAAGCAGGTGAGTTGGTGTATCAAGGAAGAAATGTTGACGGTGCATCTGCCAGTGGATTTGTCTCTTCATGGGATACTGTCGCAAATACATTGATTGTGAATGATATTTCTGGATCATTTGATGTGAATACAAGAGTAACTGGAGCTGTAACAAATACATCATATGTCTTATCAAGTTATAGATCTGCTGCAGATTATCAGTTAAATAGCATTACAGTCACACCAGACCCAAACACAGCAAATGCAAATACTGCATTTGGATTTGACATAGCAATAGAAAGTGCACCTAACATTTCATAATTTATGAGCGAAACAGATAAAAACCTAGCAGAAATTCTAAACACTGATTATGTACCTGTTGTAAAAGAAGACAAGCCCATAACAGTTCATCAAGATTCTTCTGAAAATCCAGACGCGAATTATTCTCGTGCAAATTATTACAACCTCATTGAAAAAGGCAACGAAGCCCTTGACGGTATTCTTGAAGTTGCTCGAGAATCACAACACCCAAGAGCATATGAAGTTGCTGCAAATATGATCAAGAATCTCTCTGATGTCACAGAGAAACTCATGATTCTTCAGAAACAACAACATGATTTAAAACCAAAAGAAGCAACACAAACAAATATTAATGTTGATAAAGCAGTTTTTGTTGGATCTACAACTGAGTTGCTAAAGAAATTAAAGAATGAATCTGCCAGCTAAAATTAAAAATTATCTTGGTAATCCCAATTTAAAACGAGTCAATATGCCAGTATCACTTACGGAGGATGAAGTCCGTGAGTTTTTGCGTTGCTCAGAAGATCCGATTTATTTTATCGAGCGTTATGTGAAGATCATTACACTTGATAAAGGTTTTGTGAATATCTCATTGTATCCGTTTCAGAAAGAAGCCATTGCAGATATTAACGAAAATCGTCGTGTAATATTAAAAGCAGGACGTCAGCTTGGCAAAACAACCATGGTTGTTGGATATATTCTTTGGTACATCTTGTTCAATCAAGATAAACTTGTCGCAATTCTAGCAAACAAAGCACCAACAGCGCGTGAAATTTTAAGTCGCATCAAGATTGCATATGAAGCATTACCACTTTGGATTCAACAAGGCGTTAAAGTTTGGAACAAGGGTGACATTGAACTTGAGAATAACTGCCGTGTGATGGCAACGTCTACTGCCTCAAGCGCAATTCGTGGTTACTCTATTTCGCTTCTATATCTTGACGAATTTGCATTCGTTCCAAGTAACATTGCTGAAGAATTCTTCACCTCTGTATATCCTACGATTTCTTCTGGTCAGTCCTCTAAGATTCTAATCTCTTCAACTCCGAATGGAATGAATCACTTTTATAAAATGTGGACAGAAGCAACAGAAGGTCACAATGGGTTCATGCATATTGAAGCCAATTGGAGACAGGTTCCAGGTCGAGATCAAAGATGGGCGGATGAGCAGCGGCGAGTTCTTGGTGATCAAAAATACTATCAAGAAGTTGAATGTGAATTTATGGGTTCTTCTGGAACTCTTATCTCAGCAGCAGGGCTTAAAAGTCTTGCATTTGTGACACCATTAAGCAAAACAGAAAGCGGAATTTCGATTTATCATCAACCAGTAACTGGAAGAAATTACATCATTGTGGCTGATACATCTCGAGGTAAGGGTTTAGACTACTCGGCTTTCGTTGTGGTAGATATATCGAAGATTCCATATACTCTGGTCGCGACCTATAAAGATAATAACATCAGCCCTCTTGTTTATCCGAGTATTATTAAGAGAATGGCTGAGTATTATAACGGTGCCTATGTTCTCGTCGAGATCAACGATAATGGTCAGCAAGTTGTCGACTCTTTATTCGAAGATTATGAGTATGAAAACATTCTTTCGACGGTCGAAATTAAAAATAGAATGAGTCTTACATGGGGATATGGTAAGAAGTCTGATCGAGGTATTCGAACAACTAAATCCGTTAAACGTCTCGGATGCTCGGTTCTAAAAAATCTAATTGAATCTCAACAAATTTTGATTCAAGATTTCGAAACAATCTCGGAGTTATCGACTTTTATTGCTCGAGGAACAAGTTTCGAGGCTGAAGAAGGAAGTCATGATGATCTGGTGATGTGTTTGGTCTTATTCTCTTGGTGTACAAGTCAAAACTTCTTCTCCGAACTCAGCGACACAAATATTAAGAAGCATCTCCACGAAGAACAGATGCGACAAATCGAAAATGAGATGCTTCCGCTACCTTTGACGAATGTCGCCGACGAGAAAAACGATTCTTTTGTACACGATGGAGCTGTTTGGAACATTGTTCAGAACGAAAAATGGGGTGTTCATTAAAATTCTACAAATCCTCTTTTTACTAAATAATTTCGTAGATTTTCTTAATTCTCCATGCATAGGAGCATAAACATGGCTTTTCAATTATCTCCTGGTGTTGTTACTTCTGAAATTGACTTAACAACCGTCGTTCCATCAACTGGAACAACAACTGGCGCCTTCGCAGGAATTTTTCAATGGGGTCCAGCCGAGATTGCAAGACAGGTTGAAAATGAAGTTCGACTTGTAGAAGTTTTTGGTAAACCAGACAACAATACCGCAGTTTCATTCTTTACTTGTGCAAACTTTTTGACCTATGGCAACGACCTTCGTGTTGTTCGCGCAGTAAACGGCTCAAACACAAGAACTGCAACATCATCAGGAAACACTTCATTCTTGATTAAGAATGAAGATGAATACTTCACCTCTTACTATTCTTCAAACACTGCAGCTTCTGGTGCATGGGCAGCAAGATACGCTGGTGCACTTGGCGACTCTCTTAAGGTTAGCGTTTGGGCAAACACTGACGCAACTGCATTCAACTCTTGGACATATAAGAACTATTTCGATTCTG